GCCGAGTGTTACTTTTTAGTTACTACAGAACCCACTGGGATTCCATAGCGTAAAGCGTTTAGCTCAATAAATCGAGCAGGCGCTTGTCGAGAGCTACCATCATTTAGCTCTGTAATATAGGGTACGTCATTGTTGATCTCAACAGACGCGTCGAGCTTATTTATAATAACGTTCGTAAAATCAGTAAGATACCACCCGTCTCTTGCTCGACCTTCATCAATTGGAGTTGATATTTTTAGGTCTTGTAAAAGATTTTTTGCATTGAGTTTAACCTTTTTATGAACTGTTTTTTTAATTTCTTTTTCTACTTTTTTAAGCTCTTTTTCAACATTTTTAATTTCTATTTTAAGCATCTTTGTTTTCCAGTGTTTGAGCAAAGAACTTCCCTAGTGGGCTGGCAATGAAAGAATTTTGGTTAACTTCATTGCTATCAAGTTCTTCTTTAGTTCTGCCATCAATTTTTAGTGCTTTAATAGAAGGGAATATCTCTTCAGGCTTTGCTTTAAGCTCTGACATCCCAGATCTTCCCATAATGTAGTATGCTCGTAAATCATCTTTCCAACCTACCGGTCTTCTAGAAAAATACTCATACCAACCCATATATTCTTCGTAAGGTAATGAATGTAGTTCTTGAACAGACATGCCTAAATTGTAAGCTATATTAAAGTCTTGAAGCTCTTCATCTGTTAGCCGAGTTCGTTTCCCTCAACGATACCTGCATAAGCAATAATATCGCCAGCTAACTTGTTCAAAGCGTCAAGTGGGAATTCTTCGAGCAGTTCTTCTGTGATAGGCTCTTCACCTTCAGGAAGAATAACGGCTTCTGACAGGATAACTACGAGTGTTTTAAATGCGTTTACTTCTTCACCTTCTGGGGCTACTGAAGCTTCGCCAACACGCTTAACTGCACCTGCGGACAGTTTACGAATAGTGATTTTATCGTCCATAAAATCAACTTCTTTAGTTTCAACTTTACCTAGAAATTTTCTCATTTGAATAATCCTTATAATATGATATTAATGTATTAGTCTTCTGGTTCTGACTCTGAAAATAGATGTGTATTATTTGATTGAAACTCATCTAACATTTTACGCATTTTATGTAAAACGTCTAGTGTTTCAAAAATCTCTTGCTTCTTAGATCCGTCTTCTTGAAAATCGGACATACGATCATAAGTCTTACGGATACTAATATCGATAGAGCGTCTCATATGCCTAGTAGTAGTCTTTAAGACATACGCCTTTGAAAAAGGGGTAGTGTGCGTTTCTGACATGAGTAATCCTAATCATTTTTTTGTTATAGATATACAAGAGGGCCGAATGACCCTCTCGTATCGTGGCTAGTAATACTTTTACAGATTAAACTGCAGCGTAGCTAGTCCCATCGTGACCCATAGGACCGATGAAGTCTCCGTTAATAGAAACAGAGAAAGTTGCTTGCATAGCGTCACTCAAAGACGGGGTGATTTCGAGAGACTGTACAGTACCCGCGAAGTAAATGTCGTTGTACTGACCAGCAGAAGAGCCATCAGCGGCAACCGCAAGACCGTCAACGTCTGTCAAACGAACGCGCCACATAACTTCGGTAGATTCTTTACGAAGTACGTCTAGCTTAGCGTGAGCAGTAGGAACGTAGTTAACTGTGAACTCAAGTGTAGGAGCGTCAGCTTGTCCGCCAATCTGCGAAGAAGTAGCTTGACCGTAAACAGGAACGTTTACGATGTTAGCAGGTGTACCCATTGAAGGGAACTCACGAACGTCAGAAACTTCGTTAGGGCTAGCAAAGGCTACCAACAGGTCAGCCGCAACGTCCGTACGATCTGTATCAACGTAAGCAAGTGAAGTAAATTTGACCGCAGTCAAAGAAGAAATATTTGCCATTTTAAACCTCGTTTAAATGTTTTAAAAATAAGTTAATGTATTTTGTTAATTTAACAGTCTAGCTTTATGAATTAACTTTATAAAAAGGAAGTTCGTAATCCATGCGATACAGAGATGTATCCGCATTGTCTACGCCTTTAGTGTTGACATAACTAGTACTAGTTTTAGTACCTCGAGATAAAGTTTTGTTTTGTAAAATAGTATCTAAGTAGTCTGCTACTTCAAAGCCTTTAAGAGAACCAATGCCTACCTTAGTGTAAATCTGAATAATGATTAGTCCACGAACACCAATTCCTTGGAAGGAGTGGTCGTTCATTGCAGAAGCTAATACTTCAGGCACTAATAGTACGTCATAGTTTCCATCAACTCTTACGTTAGCAGGTGAAACTAAAATATTATTTGCAGACCAATATGATTGGTTTGCTCCTAAAACTTCATCTAAGTCTTTTTGTATACCAGTATATTTACTCATCGTTTCCTCCTCCGACAGTGACAGTTACTACGTAACCATCGTCAATGAAAGCACCGACACGATAGAATTTTCCTTCTATAGTAAAATTATTGTATAGTTTAAAGTCAGCAATGTCTTCTGAAGGAATATAAAGCTTTTTAACTGTTCTTTTACCTTCTATGGTTTCTTCCTCTTCTGAGGTAAGAATACCTTTTACGGTAATAGTATCGCCTTCTGTGGTTATTGCGCGACTTGTTGCAAAGTCATAGGTATCAATAGAGTTTTGTTGTAAAGTAACATCTACTGCTAAATCTCCTAAATATGATGCAAAAGTGCTCCTAACTTGAGAAGTTATTAAAGCCTTGAAAGACATATTAGTTTGCCCTATACCATTGGTTCGATCCTGCGTTTACAAGTAGAACCTTTAGGTGACTAAAAGCGATAGCGGATTTTTTAGGGGCTCTAGCTCCACTGTTGGTGTCTTTTAAACCATCAAGTTTAATACTTCCAACAGAAATAGAGTCAGGAGTGGTTCC